AACTTCGGCTGACCTTTTTCATCACGGCCATCCGGCAGCGTGATATAAGCAAGATCAGAACGCTTCTCGCCGCGATACGGACGTTTACTGTTCACGTCGAACGGCGTATAACCAGAGGTAACAGGAATGTTGCCCTCATCCAGATTAACCATAAAAGGTGCGAAACCCATAGTATTACTCCTTTCCTATCCTAAATTACACGCGAAGAACGCGGACAACCAGACGGGTATCCGTATCATCACTCGCAACCGCCGTCTCCGCACGGAACAGAGTCTGCGCGTTGGCACTAGGGCCAGAGTTGGCAATGACCTTACCATCGGTATGCGGCGACAGCAACGCACCAACCGCAACAGCGGTAGCCGCCTGACCGTACACAACATACTTTTCACCAACCTGAAGGAACTTCACGCGGATGAGGTCGCCAGTAGCAATCTCATCATCAATCGTGTAACCCTGCAGATCGTCTTCAATCACGATGCAAGGCGGATAGTTCACGTCTGCATTAACGCGGTACGTAGGAAGCGAAGCAGGGCCAGTACCAAGAGTAATACCACCACTGTACTGATACACAAGGTATCCGGGGTAAATCTCTTCAGAACTCGAACTGGTATGGGCGAAATAGCCGTCCTCCCACACTTCGCTGAACGACCGAACAATAACGGATTTATTCGTAACAGCCATATTAACCTCTCCTTAGACCCCGATGTAAGGGGTTTCATCACTCACACCACCCGTAGCATTAATACCACCGGGGCCACCCATACCTGAACGATCAACCTTGGCGTGGGCAGGTTTCGCCAAAGCTGCAATCTTCTGCAACTGCTTAAAGGGCATAGCATTAAGCTCTTCAGCCGTAAATGCACACTCTTTATTCGCAGTCAGACCATCAACAATCTCTTTCTTCATACTGGCAAGAAGCTCTTTCGCCTCTTCCACTTCCGCATTAACAGCGGGCTTGGCTTCAGCAGCTTTCGCAGCCTCTTCCTTAGCCTTGTTAGCGGCTTCCTCAGCGGCTTTCTTAAGTTCCTCTTCCTTAGCCTTATTCGCCGCCTCTTCAGCAGACTTGGCCTCGGCAACCTTCTCCTCAGCAGCCTTATTCACGACTTCCTCAGCGGCTTTCGTCTCAGCAGCCTTTTTCTCTGCATCAGTCATAGCATTAGCTCCTAATGTGCTAACGGGAGGGTACTCAACCTTCTGGAACACTTCGACACCCTCTCCGATAGTCAAAGCACCAGACTCCTTATCAAAAGAATAGTCATAAGCCATCAAGACATTTCCCGACTGCTCAACAACAACGGAACCGTCAAACACGTCAACAATGTAAATAAAAGGAATGTCTTTACCTAACTTGCTATTCAAAGCGTTACGCAGTAGCCGATTACGCTCAAAAAGGGTAACTTCATTCACACCAAACATAACATTCACCCTCGGAAATCCTGCTCCATCCTTAATAGAACACGCCCCAATCTCACCCGGAAGCAACGCGAGATGGTCAGGAAGATGATTTATAGCCTTACCATTATATTCCTTATTAGCAAAGACACCCTTTTCCTCAACCTTATCCAAAAACAGACCAGTGCTGACCTCAAGCATCTTCCCTTCCGTAATAGCATCACGAACTTCAGGGAATTTGTCTAACTTATTTACGTCAAGCCAAACCTGCGCCTTAAGTTTAGTATCCGTACCCTCAGCAGACGTATCGAAAATAAAACCAATCTGACTCTGCTCAAGAATTTCAGGACTATTAGCAGAAGTGAACTTGCCGTCTTTCTTCGGGTGCCCAACAGTCACAGGACGCCCATTCCAACCCGGCACACCCCGCTTCAGTTCATCTTTAGGATAAAAGATACCGTTCATCACGGTCTCCTTAGCCATAATAACGGAACCAGTAAGGTACGAACGGGAATTGAGCTTCTTTAACTGAAGCCCTTCTGCATTCATCCCTGCTGTTGCTAATGATACAAATTCCGACATATTATGTTCCTTTGTTAGTTGCTACATTACCAAAACTACTGATATAAGTCAAGTGCAGTTTATTACTTATGTATCAGGAGTTTCATTTTTGCCGTCTTTGGGAGTTTGTATACCCTTCTTTTCCGTCATTTCCTTCTTCAATTTCTTAAACTTTTCCTCGTCAAACCCAGAAGACATTTGTTCCGCCAGTTCAACGCTATACCGCCATACATTCATAAGGTAATCCTTAAACGGCATAACAGTGTAGAGACTGTTTCCTGCGTATGTAGACAGGGCATTAGTGAAATTCAATGCCGCTTCACTAATATCCTTATCAGTAGGCACGCTAAGAGACGGCCAAATGATATTGTATTGCCCAATAGGAGCCTTAAGAATACCGTTTTTGACACAAAAATCTATAAATGGACGCAAAATCTTAGGTTCAGCGGTGTTTGTGCGCCTCGTGGTAATCTGCTGCGCCCAGTTCTCAGCGTCCTGTGTAGAGGCCAATTTGCCCATTTCTGAGCCGGAAAGGATGCGTTTTGGGATGCGAGAAGCAATGGCTACCATCGTCAACTGTGCGTCTAAATGCTCTTTCGGGCTTGCTACTGCGGGGGAAATCGGCTTTGTCTCAACTCCTTGCAGCATCATAGACCGATCAAGACCCATCAAATACCGCTGAATCTCCTCTTTCATCGCGGTCTTGTCTTCATCCGTCAATTCCGCATCTGCTGTAGCCTCAAAACTGAATCCTTGGTATGCCCCACGCCAGAACATCTCACCTGAACCAGCAACAATCTTGAGAATGTCCATCAAACGGTCATAAACACGCTTCAGTCGAGGAACGCCAAATACTTCACTGTTCAATGCGTTATCAGCAAAGTGGATAACACGACTATGATGTACGCGGAAGGTGCCTTGGTTCAAGGGGATAGACGTAGAACGCTGTGTAAACTCATTCGGCGTAATCTCATACAATAATGGATGTGTATACCGCTCGCTAGTCTTATCTTCATCCCATGCTGTAATCTTACATTCACCTTCTGTATAAGGCCGCATATAGATAATCTTGCGATCTTTGCCTTCTTCTAGTGGTTCAGACAGTTCCCCTCCATCATCAACGCCGATAACAAGAACGCCATATTCTCCAATGCCTGCAAGAATATCAAGTGCACGTAAAGTAGAGATGATTTTGCCGCTCTTAGTAAGTTCTTTCCAACTCTTTTCAAAGGCGGTATCTGACGGCTCTTCACTTTCATATACCTCCGGTGGTGTAATCCACGTATAGTCAGGGTATGTTTCGATAACACGAGTGGCTACATCCTGCCGATCATACGCAGTTAGATAGTCGTCAAATGTCAATGTCTCAGGGTATCCAGCTACTTCACGGATGTTTCTATTGCCAGAGAACTGACTGTGAGTGCCTGACTTTCGATACAAGTCCAAACGACTGCCCAGAAGAGTAGTGCCATTGCCATAAAGCAACCGCCGCATGACATTTACATCAACCGAAATAGTATTTTTCTTTTTAGCAGGCATGTTTATACCATACCACCTATTTTAGAATCTGTCAAGTTACCTCCAGACACCAATCCGCCCAGTTTTGTTCATCAGCCCACGAACTGCCCATACCATAGCGTCTAATCGGTCAGGAGAAGGCTCACCAGAAGCAGGTGCCCAACTCGTAAGTTCGTTTTCTAAGTCAACCCACTCTCCTACAAAGTGTAACCTGCCCTTCTCACATGCCGTAGCCACAGGTTCAGCACGTATAGCCTTACCTCGTGTCGCCCGAACAGGTTTGTAAGGTACATACGGCATAATAGTCCGTAAGTTAGCCTCCACCAAATCACCACCTTGATTTATTTCTGCAATAATCTCGTTTGCCTCCTGTTTCTCAAAACAGTCTATCGCTGCTCTCGCCCACATAGCGGGAGTGCCACTTAACGTAGAATCATCCAAAATGTAATAATGGTCTTCTCCACCGATTTTTGCTACACCCGCCGCTACTATACCAGTGTTATTTGAACCATTATTAGTGGTAACAGCAGGGTCAATACCTACTACTACCCGTCTCATTTCAGGGGCTGCTTTTACCCGATACTTGCAAATATCACCCCATTTGAACAATGCACCTTCTGCATCATCGGTAAACTCCCCCTCCTTAAATCGTTTTCTGTCTCTTTCGGACAGGGACATTAATGTTTGTTCAATATACCCACTAGCAAGATTCTTTAGATTATCTACCGGGTTAATCCGCATACTCCCATAACTGTCTAAAAACGGTAACGGAGCATTATCTATGGGGTGTACACCTTGTATCCATGTCTTATATGACCAATGCCGTTTATTAGGTGGGTTGCAGTCAAAATATAACTTATTTATCAATGCAGGATTTTTATTGGCAAGACGGGTACGGACTAATTCGATGGCAGACCAATCCAACTGACTGCTTTCGTTAAAGTAAATAGTATTGAACTCCGTACCAAGTATCTTCTCTACCCGATCTCCGTCATCCAACCCGCCTACCCATATCTCTGAACCATTCGGTAACTTATAGTACCAATCTACCTTCGATAGCTTGTAGTTCAAATTAGGGAAAGCTATACGAAAGACTTTAGGTATCGTATCCATAACCAAGGACTGCTTTGCGTGATTAAAACGAAGTCGCAGCATCAGGTGTCTACTGTTAGGGGCCTTCAATGCCCGTACTATTATAGCGTAAACAAGTATGAATGTTTTGCCTGACCTTGCTCCACCATACAGCAGTATATTTGTCTTGATAGGATCAGCAAGTAACTGTAACGCCTCTACCTGCTTAGGGTTCTTTTCAAAAGGTTCAATCTGCATAAAACACCAATACTGGTACTATAGTGCACTGTCAGTTTTATCTAGGTTGATCGTAATGCCCACTACCTTGTCTTCGTCTCCAGAATACCTTCCATTCTCTCTACCCTTCAAGAATAACCGCATTGCAGCAACATCAGGCGGAAAGTATACCTCTTCCTCTTTCTCAAACTCTTCCACCACTTCCCCATTGATTTTCTTCCGTGTAGTGCTCGTAACGGTCGTAGAGAAGCCCTTTACGCGCTTTAGTAACGCCGCCTCCCCATCTATAGTCCTACCGTCTATCCCCCGCTGGTATGCCGCTTTAAGGGCCGGGAAACGGTATAGAATACGACTCGCCGCATTCTTACTACCCATCCGTGTACTTATCTCGGCAGTAGTCAACCCTTCCGCACCATACTCCTCAAACAAGTTTAACATCTTGTCGAGGCTTACAGCCCTTGTCACATGCCCATCACGCCACTTTACTATCTCGTTTGACATGATAACACTATACCAAATATATGTATTTCCCGCAAGTACCTACCAAAATACCTCTTACAAATCGCTCTGCTCTAACACCAAAATACCCTATTTTTGTACCCTGTTAATAACTTTTTTACAGTCGAAATTCCCTTTATTTAATAGGGTCTAACGCATGTTACCCAAAAATACACGTTATTTTTTACTTGACAACTTTTCAAAAAATCGCTAGAATATAGTGTAATGTAGTGAAGCATGAACGTAATTACGCTAAGATTCTACTAACCTTACTTTAGCGTATAAACGTCACAATGAACATTGACTATTGAATGTAATTGTTCTGTTAGTCTGTTTTCCTGTTGGCCTGTTTTGCTTTTCTTTTTTGGGTTTTCTTTTGGAGGATTGTTTTGCGCGTGCCTGCCCTTGTCCGCCGCATTCCTTCCTTTTTCTTTCTTATTATTAAGCCGAAATAGATTATAGTAGATATACAGGATATAAATTGAATAATTATAGATAGATTACCTGAAGACATTCTACAGTGGAAATAACTCTAATTGCCTGTCTGCTTCCACAGGCTTCTTTTCAGGTAGGGTGCCTGTAGATACATCACCTGATATTCTGCTCTCAGCAATCTTATGATATTCTGCATTAAGTTCAATACCAATAAAGTTCCTGTTAAGTTCTCTACAGGCAACTCCTGTAGTTCCGCTGCCCATAAATGGGTCTAATACTGTATCGCCTTCTTTACTGACTAATCTCACAAGCCATGCCATAACAGATATAGGCTTTACTGTGGGATGGATATTGTGCCGCGGGGTCTCTGTCATTCCCGCAAACTGCCCATTCTTAGCACCAATACTTCCCACTTTCCGCCCAGTAATCTCACTTGGATGTTTCTCTTCCAACCCTTCACATCCCTTATTCCTTTCCCTCTTACTTGCTTTAGGGAATTGAAGTATCCCGTGTTTTTCCGCCCATACATCTATATCAAAATATCGGGATTTTGAGCCAGAGTCGTTGTGCCCTCTTTCCGTATCAGTACCTTCTTTTATGTTTCCACCAATATCTGCTAAACCTCCGTGTCTACCACTATGTTGCAGACCTCTATTGCTTTGTTGACTCTTCGTTATCTCTCCGTCATTCAAAGCATCCGCAGACCTTTTATAAATTGATATGATTTTCTCGTCTGACATTTCTAAAAATTCATCAATAGAAATTCCTAAATAGTCTAATACATAAATTAGATTTTCATTTGGCTTGTTGTTTGTTATGTATTGATTCATAAATTTGGTTTTACTCCTTTCTTAATATCACTACCCCAAAGCCTAATAACCTTGTAGCCGTGTTCTTTTAATGTTTTATTTTGTAAATAATCTTTTCTTTTTATTAAAGGTAAATTGTGCCAATAATCCCCATCGCAATAAATAACTATATTTGGCTCTACAAAAAAATCTACAATAGTTATCCCTAAAAGTGGCTTTTCTTTTTCATACTCAATTTTATTTTCAATAAGCCAGTCTTCAATTATTTTTTCAATATCTGTTTGTCCTGAATATAATCTTTGACATTTTATAGAGCATAACTTTTTATTTCTTTTTTCATTGGTAGAAAATTCTTTACCGCAATAAGCACACGTTACTATTTTTTGTTTTAATTGACTTTTATAGGTGCATTCACGAGAACAATATTTTCTGCCTTCATTCGGGTAGTTGTAAAATTCTTTCCCGCAAATTAAACATTCTCTAATCTCACCTTTTTTAATCAAAACATTTTGTAAAGCATTCGATATCTTCTGTTTAGTTTCTGCACTTCTTGGCTGCCCATAAGAAAGTATATCTCCATTTGCTTTACTCATTCCTTTGTTCCATCCACGACCTTGTTTTAATCCATCACCAAACTCATCTTTATATTTTTTGTAAAGCTCCGACCTATGTTCTTTACAACAAGAATACTTACCCATCTCTGATGGTTTTCTATAAAGTGGTTTGCCACAAATATCACATTTAGTATTGTAGGTTCTCATACTTTTATTTTATTTGAAAATCTACTTATTGTCAAGTAAAATTTGTTTAGCATCTAACAAGTCATTTATAGCAATATCTATACCTTGACCACAGATAATATTGGCAGGGAAGCGGCCTTGTGTGTTCTCGGTTGCAACATAGTCTGGTTGCTTTTCTTGCCCGAAGCCAGACCACTTTTCAAGTTTGTTTATTGGTATTGTCTCA